TTCAACATCTCTTTGCAGAGGGGCTGATCTACGCTCCCGAGCGCGCATGGTCCGACATGGTGATCACGCAATGCTCGACGTTCCCCAAGGCCAAGCACGACGACCTTGTGGATACGGTCAGCATGGCATTGAGGCACCTGCGCGAGACGGGATTGATTATCCGGGGAGCCGAGTGGACGGCTGATCTGGACGATAAGATGAGGCATATTGGCGCCCCGCCGCCGCCATTGTATGCTGTGTAAATGCCGGATTAGCTCAGTCGGCAGAGCAGCGGTTTTGTAAACCGTTTGTCGCGGGTTCGATTCCTGCATCCGGCACCAGATGGAGAGGAAAATGGTTCTAGCGAGTGCGACAGTAGATGTTATCCGTCCCAGCACTCCGCAGAAGCTGGGGCTGTTCAATGTTCATGTATGGGGCCAGCCTCCTCATGCAGAAAAGCGTGACTATGAACTTCTGGCTAGAAATGATACTATGGCTGCTCAGGAAGGAATCCGCCGGTTTGTGGCTGAGATGGAGCGGATTTCCGTCGAAGGAGGCTGATCATGCCGATGACACCCGGCCTTGTGCCTAACCTGCGTCAGGTCTTCCCGTCTCCCGAGATGGAGGAGGCAGGGCCGGGGGTAGTTGTCGAGATCGATGAGGGCCAGCCCAAGGCTGACAGGAACGACCGTGGCGAGATCCTCCGCATCGAGCATGAGGACGGATCGGTCACGGTCTCCTTGGATGGGAAGGGGATTGCCGACGAGGGCCAGTCCGAGGCCGAGTATGCAAAGGAATGGTTCCGCAACCTTGTCGATGACATCGATGAGGGCGAACTGAGCCGCATCAGCGAGGACCTGATGCGCGGCATCGGGGACGATCTACAGAGCCGCAAGGACTGGATCGAGGACCGCGCGCAGGGCATCAAGCTTCTGGGGCTGAAGATCGAGATTCCGGGGCTACAGGGCGCGTCCGATGGCGCTCCTGTCGAGGGCATGAGCAAGGTCCGTCATCCGCTGCTGCTTGAAGCGGTTCTGCGCTTTCAGGCGAACGCTCGCAGCGAGCTTCTGCCGACCGATGGGCCGGTGAAGATCAGGAACGATGCGACGACGACAACGCCGCAGCAGGATCGACTGAGCGAGGCTCTGGAGAAGGATCTGAACCACTACCTGACCAGCGTGGCGTCTGAGTACTACCCCGACACGGACCGCATGTTGCTGATGCTCGGGTTTGGCGGCTGCTCGTTCAAGAAGGTCTACTTCTGCCCGCTGCGGAACAGGCCGGTGAGCGAGAGCGTCGATGCGGACGACCTGATCGTCAACAACATGGCGACGGATCTCCAGAACGCGAAGCGCATCACGCATCGTGTGTTCATGCGTCCTTCGACGGTGAAGCGTTTGCAGATCCTTGGCGCGTACAAGGATGTGGATCTCTCCACGCCGCTTGAGCCTCAGCTTGATAGCGTCCAGCGTGAGAAGAACGCGCAGCAGGGCATCTCCGAAGGGACGATGAACCCCGATGATCGGGATCGCGAGATCTACGAGTGCTACTGCGAACTCGATATTCAGGGTTTCGAGCATAGGTACAAGGGCAAGCATTCCGGCCTTGAGATCCCGTATCGCGTGACGATTGATGTCTCGACCAAGAAGATCCTCTCTGTCGTGCGTAACTACGACGAGGAGGACGGCGAGCTTCCGACTGCGCGCAAGGTGTTCGTGAAGTACACGTTCGTTCCGGGCATGGGCTTCTACGACATCGGGCTGCTGCACATCCTTGGCAACACGACCAATGCGATGACGGCTGCTTGGCGCGAGCTTCTGGATGCTGGGATGTACGCAAACTTCCCCGGCTTCCTCATGGCGGATACGGGTGCGCGCCAGAACACCAACATCTTCCGTGTGCCGCCCGGCGGTGGTGCGCTGGTGAAGACCGGCGGGATGCCGATCAGTCAGGCCGTGATGCCGCTGCCGTACAAGGAGCCTTCCGGTGCGCTGATGAACCTCGTCCAGAACATGGGCGAGACTGGCGCGAGGGTTGGCGGTACGTCCGAGCTTGCCGTTGGCGAGGGCAAGGCTGATGCGCCTGTGGGGACGACGCTGGCCCTGATCGATCAGGCCACGAAGGTAATGAATGCGGTCCACAAGCGGATGCACAACGCGCAGGCCGAGGAGTTCCAGCTTCTGGTCCGGTGCTTCCGTGAGCATCCTGAGAGCTTCTGGCAGCGTTGCAAGAAGCCCAGCATCGAGTGGAACGAGCAGACCTTCCTTCAGGCGTTGAACGATTGCGAGCTTGTCCCGCAGGCTGACCCGAATACGGCCAGCCACACGCAGCGGGTGATGAAGGTCATGGCCCTGAAGCAGCTTCAGGCCGCGAACCCCAACATGTACGACCCGGTTGCGATTGATACGGAAGCCCTGAAGACGATTGGCTGGAGCAACCCAGAGCAGTTCCTGATCCCAATGGAAGCTCAGGGCAGGCCGCATCCTGAACTGATCGAGAAGATGGAGCGCCTGAAGATCGACAAGCAGAAGGCTGACGCCGACACGATGCGCGCGCAGGCCGATGTGCAGGCCCAGCAGGAGAAGCTCCAGCTTGAGAACGCCAAGACGCAGATCGACGCGCACAGCAAGGTGACGAAGACGAACATCGACGCCGAGAAGGCCAAGGCGGAGATGAACTACTCGGATGCCGATCTGGAGAACAAGCGAGAGGATCGCCTGTCGAAGGAGCGCATCCAGCTTGTGGATCTGGCGCAGAACCTCGCGGTTCATCCCGAGAGCGCGGGGCTTGTGGCTCCGCTGATCCGCCCGGCCCTGAACGAGCTTGCGCGTGACAAGATGGGCGGGGGCATCTGATGAGCTACGACCGGATCATCCGCGACGCCCTGAGACTTGCTCGCTCGCCTCGCAGGTTCGCTCTTGGCGGGGAAGTTGATCCCAAGGACATCTCTCCGTCCATCTCCAATCCTGTCTCTGTCTTCCCCAAGCCCCAGAGGATGTTCCCCTCCGACGCTCCCGTCCCCGGAGGTCAGTATCTCGGGATGCCTGACAAGCAGGACATGACGGGCCACAAGTCTGCTGTTGCCTCAATCGGTGTGCATCCGGGTGGCAAGCCTTACTTCAATGCGTCGCGTGATGCCGTTGACCAGACTGGGACTGCTGGCAAGGCAAAGACCAAGACGAACCTGTTCAAGCAGAAGGCTGGATGGTCTTGGCAGACCGCGCCAGAAGGTCATGAGGACACGAACACGATTGTGTCCGTCGAGCATCGCGGCAAGCACTACTACACGCTGAACGCACACTTCCCCAAGGGAGTGGATTTTGCTCGATATGCCGAGTCGAAGAGCGAGCCGAGGCTTCGTCCGACGACGACTGGCGATGTGTTCCTTGGCCCGCAGGCCGGGACGATCAGCGTCAGGGGCAAGGAGCATCCTGTCTACCATCATGTGGTCGTGAAGGCTGATGGTGGTGCTGTTGGCTACGCTTCTGGCGGGGAAGCCAAGAAGTCCAGCAGTCGTGAAGAGAACTTCCGCAACTGGTTCGGCAACAGCAAGGCAATCGACGGAGAGGGTAAGCCGTGGGTGCATTACCACGCGACTGCCAAGGATTTTTCCCAGTTCATTCCGGGCGGATACGACCCGAGCCTTTCCGGCCCCGCCATCTGGCTGACACCGCACAAGCATAGCCAGTCAGCGGGTCACAACATCATGAGCGGCAGGGGGCAATTTAAGGAAGGAGCTAACGTAAAGCCTCTTTATGTAAAGATTGAAAAGCCTCTTCACGTTGATGAGAGCGACCCAGAGGGCAAGGAAGAGCTAAGGAAGAAGTTTGGTGCCAAGTCCTATGGCTGGCCCATGACGATTCATCCTGAAGATGTAAGGAAGATGAAGGAAGCCGGATATGATGGAATCTTTCATCTAACGCACAGGGATGCAGAGACAGGAGCCAGCAAGCCATTCAATCGCGAAACTGGCGAGGGTCTTGAGACGATTGTCTTCGATCCTAATCAGGTGAAGTCTGCTATCGGAAACATCGGAAAATTCAATCCCAAGAGCAACGACATCACAAAGTCTCACGGTGGAATGACTGGCTACGCTTCTGGCGGGGACGTAGACCAGCCTCGCAACCTCGATGACATGGGCTTCTACAGTTCCGCCGCAGAATCCGCTCGTTCCCTCCCTCAATCCAAGGGAACTCCCCAGCAGATGCTAGCCACCATGAAAGGTGTGAAGCCTGCCGAGCTTGAGTGGTCTGGGGTGCAGGACAAGTTTGCGGGCCAGAAGTCCGTGACAAAGGACGACCTCGCCCAGCATTTCGAGCAGAATGTGCCGGAGATCAAGGAAACTGTTCTTGGTGGAAAAGATAACGAAAACGCAAGAAAATATATAATCAATGAATATAGTGCCAGAAAAAGGGAACTTGAAGAAGAAATTGAATATGATCCAGATTCCGAAGAGGCAATTAGGGCAAAAAGAATTTTAAACAATCTGCAAGATGAAATGGAAAAAGAATTAGAAAATTATTCAAATCCAACTAAGTATCAAGAATACACAGTTGGTCCTCATTACGATGATGAATCTGTTCCAACTTCTCTTGTTCTAACTGCGAATAGAAACTATCGTGAAGTTCTCCTCCATCTCCCCGGAGAAAAGAAGTTCCAATCCTCTCATTGGGAACCAGCAAACATCGTAGCCCACCTGCGAATGCAGGATCGCGGTCCTAATAACAACATCCTCCACCTTGAAGAGCTTCAGTCCGACTGGGCGCAGAAGGGGCGAGAGGAGGGTTTCAAAGATCCTAAGCATGAAGAAAATTATGCAAAAAAACTTAATGAACTACAGAACAAGGCCGTTGAGTTGATTTATAATGAGGCGATTAAGCAAAAAATAAATGACGACAAAGCCAAAGAGATTGCTAATATATATAAAAATATGATGCACGATGACTTGGTAAAATTCTTTCCAAATGAAGCTTATAATTTAAATAATTTGCGTGAAAAATTTAGAGACAGTCTTTCAAAAGTTGAGCCATCCCCCTACGTCACCAACACCGACCATTGGGTCGAGCTTGGCCTCAAGCGCGCTTTGCTAGAAGCTGCTCGCGGAGGATACGACAAGCTTGTCTGGACTCCGGGTGAGGAGCAGGCGAAGAGGTATGACCTGAGCACGCATATTGACCGAGTTGAATACAATCCATACAGCAAGACTTTTACTGCATATAAGGATGGCGAAAAGGTAATTAGGGAAAGAGGGGTCGAGCAAAACAAAATTAAAGATTACATAGGACATGAGCTTGCAGAAAAACTTATCAGCAGAACACATGACCTTGTGTCTATTTTAAATAATCACGCCCCAAGTGGTGCTAATCTTTCTCTGGCATATGACCACATGTCTCATAGGTTTGGTCTTGAAGGTCTTGACCTAAAGGTTGGCGGAGAGGGCATGAAGTCCTTCTACGACAAGATGCTTCCCTCCGCTCTCCGTCGTGTTCTCAAGCCTCATACAGACAAGATCCAGCCGACATCTTATGTCGTGAAGGGCAATGACGGAGAGGATGTCACGCTCCCCGGTATCGAGATCACTCCTGAACTGCGTGAATCGATCCTGAAGCGGGGCTTCTCCTACTACGCTCGCGGTGGAGAGGTCAGGCAGCACTTTGAGGATGGTGGTGATGCTGAAGGAGGCTCTCCTGCTGGTGATACCGGCGGATTCATGGGGGACACTACAGGCAAGGATACAGCGCCTGCGCCTTCCAATGTCGGTTACAGCGCAGAGGATGAAAATGCTCCCCCGACAAATGTAACTCAGCAGAATTCATATTCTCACTTTGAGGGAGTTCCCGTACTTGAGTCTGTAGAGAAGTCCATTACGACAGGACCGGGACTTGTTGGAGCGATTGCTGGCTCGCCTCTTGGCGCGCTCGCATATGGCATGGAAGCCATCAACAACGCTTACTACGACGGCAAGGCTAGGGCTGACATCGACCCGAATGCCGGTGGTCCGGGTGGACAGGAGAGCGGTTTTGCGCCTCCGCAGCCTCCCAATGCTCCGGGTAGCGGCTTCCGCCTATCAAACGACGACGAGGAAACGCAGGCTGGCATGGTGAAGCCTGTCGGGTTTGCGCCTCCTCCTGCGCCTATGATGGCCCGTGGCGGGGTTCCGCGAAATTCTCATCCCGCTCTTTCAATTCCCGGTGTACATATTAGGGAAGAGATCCACGGCAGACCTATCTTCCTTGGAGAAGATAGCGAAAATTATGCAGATGGTGGCGATGTTGGGGAAAATAATAAAAATGGAATTACTGTAAGTAAAAATTTCACAGGAAAAATTCCAGACATCAACTATTTGGTAAAAAATAAAAATAGATTTATTTACCATTCTTCAACCGCAAATCCAGAAGACCTTAAATATGGAATCGATCCAATGAGTTCCGAATCTGGAACTTGGACCGAGGAAAATATGATGGATGATGATTACGGAATGTCAAAAGATGATTTCAATGAATATAAAGAATCTTTGCCAAAAGCTGCTTGGTATTCAAAAAAGCCAGATTGGGTTAAAATGATTGCAGCAAGAAAAATTGGAAAATACCCGAGCGAAATAACTGAAAAAGATATTGAAAATCATGGACATTTAGCATTTGTTCATAAAAAAGATTTAAAAAATTACAATATATATTGGGTAGGAGACGATTTTTATGAAAATGAAAATGTAATTGATCCGCACGGGAAAAATGTAAAAATTTTTCATACGCCACTACATTCGTACCATGATGTATTTGGAAACATGACTGCTCCCGGAATAGAAAAAAATGAATATGTTTCATCCGATTCTATTGAACCTTTTGTTCAGTTGACTGGCAAGCCTCTGGTTGAGTTTTTGAAGAAGACTGGTCATCTTTGATGCGGTTTTTGGGAGAGAGAGATGGCTGACGAGCAAACGACAGGACGCCCGCTTTCCGATAGGGAAACAAACGATCTTGTCGGCAAAATCCAGTCTGTCCTGACTCCAGATCTTCTGGAACCAAAGTACAGGAAGCAGAGCGAAGGACAGCACCCGACCTTTGGTCATTGCGCGTCAGCCACTCAGGCCGCGTACTACATGCTTGGCGGCAAAAAGAGCGGATACGTCCCGCAGGTTGCCAAGGAAGACGATGGCACGACGCATTGGTGGCTTCGACATCGTCAGACTGGTCATGTGATCGACCCGACCAAGGAGCAGTACACAAGTCAGGGGGAGAAGCCCCCGTATGACCTTGGCCGGGGATGCGGATTTCCGAATCCAAATCCAGATGCCCCGTCAAGGCGCGGCCAAGAAATCATCGACAGGATCTCTGGGAAGCCCTTTAGGCAAGCCAAGGCATCCGGTGGTCCAATAGAAAACCAAGACATCGCCTCCCCCGCTCCTGCGGAAGATGAAGGCATCACAGCCTATCATGGCTCTCCCTATGAATTTGAACGCTTTGATACGTCCAAGATTGGTACGGGAGAAGGAGCGCAGGCTTATGGGCATGGGCTTTATTTTGCTGAACATGAGCCTGTAGCAAAAGAGTATAGAGATAAACTTTCTCCCGGAAGCGCGCTGCTTGATTTGCCTCCAAAAGGGGATGCACAACGTCAAGTTCTTTCCCAGCTAAAGGAACTTGGTGACGAAGGATTTGTCTATTCAATTGATGATTTGAAATCGTTTGTTCGCGGATCATCTAGTTATAACGAGCCTGAAATGATGACTGCATTTAATCGGCTTGCGGCGCGAGCAAAAGAAAAAAACCCCGGACATATGTATGAAGTTAAGATAAAAGCCAATCCAGATCATTTCCTTGATTGGGATAAGCAAATATCAAAGCAATCCGAAAAGGTTCAAGCTGTTCTTAGGGACATGCTTAAGAGTGCAAAAAAGTCCTTTGAACAAATAGATTTGAGCGGGAACCCGACTGGAGGACAAGTTCATCATCTTTATTCTCAGCATCGCGGCGGAAATAACAAGTCAGTTTCAGAGTATCTTTTGCAGAATGGAATTCCCGGAATTAAATATTTTGATTCTGGATCTCGCAATGAAGAAGATGGCACTCGCAACTACGTCGTCTTCGATGACAAGCTCCTAGACATCAAGCGCCGCTACGAGATGGGCGGGGCTGTGCCTATGGCTTCTGGCGGGGAAGCAGGAGATACTCAATCCATGCCTCAACTCACCTCCGAGCAGCAGAGCCTCCTAGACCAGCTTTCCCGCGCCATCGACCGGGTCTATCCCGCTATGGACGCAGCGGAGGCTCGTCAGCCTGTGATCCGCCATGAGCCGACCATGCCGGGCGAGCCTGCTCTCACGACGGAGCAGCATCAGGAATACAACATCGGTCAGTTGCAGAACGCTTTGGCGCGGATTCCCACAGACTACCCGACTGGCCCTGTTGGCTACGCTGAAGGTGGATCTCTTCGGAAGGGTATTTCAGATTGGAAATGGAAGCCTCTTTCAAGGGTTAGAGAGAGCATTGGCGTATCTGAAATACCGTCGCATGTTCAAGATTTTGGAAAATTTATGGATGAAACTGCCAATAAAGCTTCTGGGGAAGGTTTGTCTGTTCGCGATCTAATTAAAGCCTATACAATTACAAGATCTTCAATTCGTAGGGCGGCAAGAAAGGCAGATACCGTAAGAAACGCCGGACTAAATATACCTGATAGCATTACTGGTATGGTTAGGCCGGAAGGAGCATTTGGTCATTGGCTTCATACAAGTTATGGGCAAAATTATCTAAATGATGCAGAGAAGGGTCGCGTCAATGAAGATGCTATCAAAGATGCAGTTAGGATTATGAGGCCATTTGGTGGGCAAAATCAGCTTGTTGATGCTTTGACTTGGGCAGTAAACAATCTTCCGGGACAAGAAAAGAAATTTTCTGAACTTGTTTCTAGAGCGCAACAAATGCAGTCATCTCCAAGTGAGTGGAGAGAATTGGTTAAGCCTATCAAAGGAATTAGGGAGTCCAAGGCTGGGTTCATGGCATCTATGATTGGCCGTGGAGATCAACCAACTCTTGATGCAAGGCAAATTGTTCTTCATACTGGCCGTCCGTCCGATGAAGCTTCAAAGTACCTTTCAAGATCTGGTGCTGGAGCTTCAGCAGTTGACAGGCTTGCTAGGAGGCAAAAGGCTTTAGATTTGACAATTCCTCAAAATCTTTCACCTTACTACCAGCACCTTGCACATCACACAATTTGGGATAAAGTTGGAAATGAAATCACCACTCATCAAGATGTAATTGATGCCATGCGAGGGGCTGCTTCTGGCGGGGCAATCTCATCCAGTATTTTGAGCCATCCTGTGGCATCTGCCATGCGGGCTTTGGGGTTCAAAGGAATTGACGGTGAAGAGTCAAATCTTAAGAAAAACGAAAGTGGTGTTGTGTCGCGCGCACTCATGCTAACATCCAAGAAGGCTTGACGCTGCCCAAGCTTAATCTGGCGGCAACGGGGGACGCCCCGATAACCTAGCTAGGAGTTGCCATGTACCAGACTGCAAAGAAGGCTCGCGAAGCCATGAAGAGCAAGGCCAAGCGCCTTGCCTCTGACCGTCCGCTCCAGAAGGTTGATTCCTCAACCTTCACCCCGCCTGAGATGCTGAAGGCCGATGTGAAGACCGGGCTTCGTCCCGTCTCGCGCCGAGCCTACAAGAGCGGCGGCAAGGTTGACGGCTCCTGCGGGCCGATGCGCGCGGATCGCAAGCAGCGCAAGTCTGGCGGCAAGACCGAGGCAGTTGAGTATGCGAATGCCAAGGTCAATCGCAACGTGAAGGACGCCAACGAGGAGCGCGAGGGCGAGAAGCACGTTGGTGGTCTGAAGCGTGGCGGTCGTACCAAGAAGTACGATGGAGGTCCTCTTGGCGGGGCCAATCGCATGATGGCTGCTGCCTCCCAGCGAGCCGGTGTCCCCAACGCGATGCTTGGCTTCTCTGGCGTCAAGCGTGGCGCTCTCTCTCCCATGCGCGCTACCGGCCTGAAGAAGGGCGGCAAGGCTGACGACACCGCTCAGGACAAGGCTCTGGTCAAGAAGGCTATGCGCCAGCATGAGACGGCGCAGCATGGCGGCAAGCATTCGGAACTGAAGCTCCGTCGCGGCGGTTACGCGAAGAAGCAGGCTGGTGGCGGCATGACCGATGCGCCGCCTCCGCCTCCTCCGCCGCCCGCTGACTATCAGCTTACCCCGGCCCAGCGCAGGATGATCCGTCAGGGTCAGGACCCGTTTGCCGAGGGGATCATGCCCGGTGGCGGTCGCCCCGCGCCTGCTCCGCCGCCGCCCCCGCCGCCGCCCCCGCCTGCTCCTCGCCGTGCGGCTGGTGGCAAGATCAGCGACATCGAGCGAGTTCTCTCGCGCGCGACTGCCAGCAATCCCAATCCGAAGAAGCGTTACGTCTCCTACGCTGGCGAGGAGAGGCCTCCTGCTCGGATGCCCAAGCCTATGGACCCGATTGACGAGCAGATGGCTGACGTTCAGCGTGAAGCCAAGATGGAGCAGATGTACAAGGCTTTCCGCGCCAAGAAGGCGGCTGCTGCCCGTCAGCAGAAGAAGGAAGAGGAGGAGCGCGCGGATGACTATCGCAAGAATCCTCCGATCTCGCTTGGCTTCAAGCGTGGTGGTGATGCCAAGCGCATGGCTCGCGCCTCTGGTGGATTTACAAAAGACAAGAAGAGTAAGCTTCCAAGCCGCTCTTTCGTAATGGAAAACGAGAAGAGAATGGACCAGCTTTCCAAGGATCGCGATTCAAACAGGATTGATGATTCTGAATATGATCGTGGGATGATTGACGTTAAGAATAAGTACTTTGATGAGGTTGATAGGATTAACAAGCGCATGGCTCGCGCCTCTGGTGGTCGCACCAAGAAGGGCAAGACCAACATCAACATTGTGATCGATGCTGGTGGTGCGAAGCCTCCGATGGGCCTTGGCGCGCTTCCTCCGCTGCCGATGCCGGGCGGTCGTCCGGTTCCGCCGCCGCTGCCGGTCGGTGGTCCGGGTGCCGCCCCGATGGGTATGCCTGCTAGCCCGATGCCGCCTGCTGCGCCGCCGCCCGCGATGCCGGGTGCCGGTCCCATGCCGATGGGTCGCAAGCACGGTGGTCGCACGATGTCCTACAAGGACATGACGGCTGGTGCTGGCTCGGGTGAAGGTCGCCTCCAGAAGACCGAGATCGCGACGCACAAGCGTTCGGCTCGTCGTGCTGGCGGCAAGGTCTACCGCAGCTACAAGGACATGGATGCTGGCGCGGGTTCCGGTCTGGGGAGGCTGGAAAAGACCGAGATCGCGTCGAGGAAGTGATCCGTTAGAATCGTTTTCCTCCCCGCGATTCTGGCGGATCGGGGAGGGAGTGTGACCCCCTCACGCTCTCTCCCCACCAATTCTATATCAGGGGGACTGTCAGGGGGCAGTTGTGCTTACTCATCAAGCTTTCTATCAGAGTGAATTGAAGAAAAACCTGCGTGAACGTATTGAAGTTGCGAAAGATTCGCTGATTTCTGCTCACGCATCAATCGAACACACCGATTACAAGTTCCGGGTCGGTGTTATTCACGGTCTTCTGGCTGCGCTGGATGCCTGTGACGAGGTGGAGACGGAGCTTAATCAACGGTAAGGGGAGAACTATGCCGTTCATGCGTATGGAACATGAGATTGATCCTGCGAAAAAGATTTTGAGCGATATCGGGGACATCTCTACTTTCGAGATCTTTAACAATCAGATCCTTGTTGGCGTCTACATCAGGCCACAAAAGACCAAGAGTGGCCTCTATCTGTCGGACAAGACGACTGACGAGGACCGTTTTCAGTCGAAGGTTGGGCTGCTCCTGAAGATGGGGCCGCGCGCTTTCGAGGAAAACGAGGAGGGATGGTTCAAGGGGGACAAGTTTGCACTCAACGAGTGGCTTGTTTTCCGTCCTTCCGATGGTTGGAACATCACGGTCAACGGTGTTCTGTGTCGAATCCTGTCTGATACGCAGGTCAAGGGGCGCGTGAAGTCGCCCGATGAAGTGTGGTGAGGAGAAAATCATGTCTGATCCCAAGGAAGACCAGCTTGAAATCAACCTCGATGAGGCTGCGAACAAGGATTTGGAGCCTAGCGTCGAGGTGAGTGACGAGCCTGTTGCTGCGGCAGAGCCGGAAAGGCCGATTGCAGCGGAGGAAGACCCTGCCAAGGCTCTTGCGGAGCTTCGCGCGCAGCTTGAACAGGAGCGTCGCGCCCGTATCGAGGCTGAAACTCGCGCTCGGCAGGCCAGCACGGAGGTTGAGGATTCCAATCTTCAGCTTGTGACTGGCGCTATCGAGACGATGCAGCGTGAACAGGGCATCCTCAAGGGGCAGTTGAAGGAGGCAATGTCGGTCGGTGACTTCGACCGGGCTGCCGAGCTTCAGGAAGCGATGTCCAACAACGCCGCCAAGCTTCTTCAGCTTGAGAATGGCAGGGAAGCGATGAAGGTCAGGCCCCGTCAGGAGCCTGTTCAGCGTCATTCCGACCCTGTCGAGCAGTTTGCATCGCAGCTTTCGCCTCGTTCTGCCGATTGGGTTCGCAAGAATCCGCAGTTCGTGACTGATCCGCGCCTCAATCAGAAGATGATTGCGGCTCATAACCTTGCGGTTGCGGATGGTCATGTGCCGGATTCGGACGGATACTTCTCTGCAATCGAGGATACGCTGCGTGTTCGGCGTGTTGAACCGGCTCAGAGCGAGCCTGCTACGGAGAGTCCCTTGTCTTCTGCTGCAAAGCCCGTGGCGCGGGCTGCTCCTCCTGCCGCTGCCCCTGTCAATCGAGGCTCCAACGGTCGTTCCAACATCGTTCGACTGACCCGAGCGGAGGCTGACACGGCCAAAATGCTTGGAATGACCGAAACCGAGTACGCGAAGCACAAACTGGCCCTCCAGAAGGAGGGCAAGCTTCCGAATTGAGGAGAAAGATCATGGATAACGCTATCAATCCGACCCCTGTGGCCTCTTCCGAGGCTCCCCGTCGTCGTGGACGCCCGTCTCGCCTCCAGAAGCCGGTCGATGAGACCGCTATCGAGCCTGTTGCGGCTGTTCCGCGCGTCGAAATGCGTTCCGAGGTGCGGGCAGAGGACCCTCGCGCCCGTGCTGCCCGTCGTGCAGCCGAGATCCGTGGCCACATTGGCGACATGGATCAGGGGGTGGACGAGTTTTTCGTCGATCCGTCGATCATTCCCGAGGGCTGGACGTATGAGTGGAAGCGTCAGTCGATCCTTGGGCAGGAAGATGCCACGCACCAGATCCATCTGGCGCGGATGGGCTGGGAGGCTGTCCCCGCCCGTCGCCATCCCGGCATGATGCCTGCCTCTTGGACCAAGGGAACCATCGAGCGCAAGGGCATGATCCTCATGGAGCGCCCGACAGAGGTTGTCGAGGAGGCTCGTCGCATCCAGAACAAGGCTGCGAAGGATCAGGTCCGAGCCAAGGAAGCCCAGATCGCGGGTGCGCCTGATGGCACGATGACCCGTGACCATGCCCAGACCCGTCCGAAGATCAACAAGAGCTTTGAAGCTATTCCTATCCCAAAGGAGTAAGAAAAAGGTTGTTGACAAGCTTGCGGGCTTGTGCTATTGTAGTTGTGTAAGGTCGATAAAAGATCTTACACAACTACTCATCTGAGGAGATTGATATGAGTGATAAAGACTTCCTCGCGATCATCCAGATCAACGGTGGCTCTAGCTGGGCGCGCAGCACCAACAAGAGCAAGGCTATTTCTAGCGTTGCAAGAATCTTCAAGAGCGATTGGAAGCGCCTTTTCAAGCTTGAGAAGGGCGACGAGCGAACCGTCGAGCTTGTTGATGTCACCGGTTACGATGACATCTCTTGGGGATACAATGGGATATTCTATAAGAACGCAGATGGAACCAAGGGGCAGATTGACCAGAGCAGGGTCGAATACGTCAAGGTGAAGCTGCCGTAACCCATAATCAAATGCGTAACTTAAAGGGGGCTTCGGCCCCCTTTACTTTTGTATCCTGATGTGGAAATAATCGACTCAACTCCCCCGGTGAGGAGTTTTTTCCCCGGTCATAAGTCGCCCCGGTGCGCGATGATGGACCTCCTGAAGAAGGAGAATCCGTTATGGCGAATACAAATGCGCCCTACGGTTTCCGTCAGTACAGCGGGAATGGCTCTGCTCCGACGTATGAGCAGGTTCCCGTTCAGATCGCCTACAATGCCACGAACATCTTCTTTGGCGACCCGGTTGAGCCGGATGCCAATGGTCAGGTCGTTCAGGGCGATGGCACGACGCCGACTGCCGGTATCGCCGGTATCTTCGTCGGCTGCCAGTACCTCTCGGTCGCGCAGAAGCGCACCGTGTGGTCGAACTACTGGCCCGGCTCGGATGTTGCCTCGTCCAACACGGTCACGGGCTACATCATCAATGACCCGAATGCCAAGTTCGTCGTCCAGTCGGACGCGACCGGCATCGTGCAGGGCGATGTGAACCTGAACGTCGGTTATGCCATTGGCACGGGTAACACCGCCAACGGCATCTCGGGCGCGTACATCACGGGCGCGGCCACGACCGCCACTCTCCCGTTCCGCATCGTCGGTCTTGTCAGCGCCCCTCCGGGTTCCGCTGGCACGGAGTCGGGTGCGTATAACTGGGTCATCGTGGCGTTCAACAACGTCGCGACCAAGTCCCTTACGGGCATCTGAGAGGAGTAAGCACCAATGGCTGTCAATCTTAGTGCCATCAAGGATCTGCTCCTCCCCGGCCTTCGCGGCATCGAGGGCAAGTACGAGCAGATCCCGTCGCAGTACGACAAGATCTTCACCAAGCACGAGTCGAAGATGGCTCTGGAGCGCACCGCTGAGATGCGCTTCCTCGGCCTCGCGCAGCTTAAGACCGAGGGTGGTCAGACTGCGTTCGACAACGGCGCTGGTGAGCGTTACGTCTACAATCAGGAGCATACCGAGATTGCTCTCGGCTATGCCATCACCCGCAAGGCGGTTGATGACAACCTGTACAAGACGCAGTTCATGCCGTCGAACCTCGGTCTGATCGAGTCCTTCCAGCAGACCAAGGAGATCTATGGCGCGAACGTCCTCAACACCGCGACGACGTACAACTCGTCGGTCGGTGGTGACGGCAAGGCGCTCGTCGCGTCGGACCATCCCATCGATGGCGGCACGGTTGCGAACACGCCGACGACTCAGGTTGAGCTTAACGAGGCCAGCCTGCTGAACGGCATGATCGCGGTCCGCGCCAACTTCAAGGATCAGGCTGGCCTGAAGGTGTTTGCGCGCGCGCGCAAGCTCATCGTGCCGACTGCCCTTGAGCCGGTGGCGATCCGTCTCACGAAGACGGAGCTTCGTCCGGGTACGGCAGACAATGACGTGAACGCAATCATGATGACTTCCGGCGGTCTGCCGGAGGGCTACATGGTCAGCGACTTCCTCACGTCGTCGTCCGCTTGGTTCCTGCTGACGAACATCGACGGCCTGTCGTACATGGAGCGTGTGAAGTTCGAGTCCGACATGCAGGTTGATTTCGTCACGGACAACCTGCTGGTTAAGGGCTACGAGCGGTACAGCTTTGGCTATTATAACTGGCGCGCCCTTTGGGCGAGCTTCCCGACGTAACAGATGACGGACTCGCAGAAGCTTAAGAACAGGGAAAAGGCGGCAATGTATCGCCGCCTTAACCCTGACCGCGTCAGAGAAATCAGCCGCCGATCTAATGAAAAGCGGAGGAGTAATCCTGAAGTGGTGATTAAGATTCGCGAGTATCAGAAGCTGTATCGAGAGAGTAACAAAGAAAAGTTGCGAGACGCTGAGAGGCAGAGAAAGTTTGGCATCACCAAACAGAAGTATGCTGAACTTTTTCTGTCTCAAAATGGTGTTTGTGCAATTTGCAAAAAGCCTGAAACGGCAACCAGAAAGGGTGTTGTAAAGGCTTTGGCCGTTGATCATTGCCATGAAACTGGAAAGATCAGGGGTCTTCTTTGCTCTGACTGCAACACGGGTATCGGAAAGCTGAAGGAAGATCGCAAGATTTTGATTTCAGCTATCAGGTATCTTAAGATGCACAAGACATCTCTCGATGGGAAAGAGATTGGGGAGGGTGGTGAAAGCCACTCTCCTCAAAAACCGGGTGACCGGATCACGTTGACTGCCCCGGCAGACGCTGCACCGACAACGTGATCTTATCGTGCAGGAGCAATGAATGGCACAGACAACCTTCACAGGCCCTATCCGGGCTGGTGACATTCTGTAT